CGTAGACTTGTTAGGTTGTGCTGCATAGTTCCCGTCGTCTAGGGCTATGATATGAGCACATTTGTGCTCGTGCGGAATCTCTGAATGGTCCGTGTCTATTATATTACTCTCTGGGTGAGCCCAGTCAATAGTAAATAAATATTTACCGTAGTGCCATTTTTTGTCTTTTCCTATGTATTTACCGGAATGTGAAGCTAAAAAATCCCAAACAGTAATAGCAGGATAATAACTGAAAGAATTCCATAACTCCAACTCATCAAGTCTACGTTGAGGAACATCTTTTGCCTTAAAACCTCTTTGAATGAATGCAGTGATCGGTAAACGATAGTAGACAGCTCCATTTTCCATAATACAATGAAAAAGGATACTACGCCCTGCAATACTCGAAATACCAAAAATAACACAGTCTTCAACTTCACCATGATGTTTTTTAAGGTCATAGAGATACTCTCTCCTCACTTGAGCATACTCTACAGGAATGTTTGCATTTAAATAAGCCATAATAAATCCTCATTTGATACTACCCCAGTTATTACCTTCTTCATAATCTACTTTGTTTGGAACTTCAAGTGATACTGTTGACTCCATTATTTCTTTTATTTTTTCTGATTCTTTTTTATTCTGTACAGATATATCTAACTCATCATGAACTTGCAGATGCGGCAGTATACCTTCGGCGTGTAAATCTATCATAGCTTTCTTCGTCATGTCAGCTGCAGATCCTTGTATCAATCTATTTAAAGCTTTATATGTGTAAGCTCTTTTGATCCCTGGTCCGTGTTCCGCGAGCGCTTCTTCATGTGGCAATGCTTTGTGAATACCGAATTGATTGGGCTCCCATAGATGAAACCTACACAGTCTACCCAGCAACGTTCTAACTTTACCTTTACGCTGTGCTCTGTCCATCACAGCATCCATGAGCTGTTTAACAAAAGGTACTTTGGTATGATACTGTTTAAATAGTTCATCAGCTTGTAACTTGTTTACACCCAGCTCTGCTTGTAATTTGTTTTTACCCATACCATAAAATAAACCAAGATTAATTGTTTTAGCTTGTGTTCTAGGTATCTGGGCCATGTCTGCAACAATCTTATGAAAGTCTGCATCACCTTCTTTGTAGGCATCTACAACATCTTCTACAGAATAAAAACCTTGCAGTGCAGCGTAATGCACAACAAGACGTGGTTCTTGTTGATTGTAATCAAAACATCCCCACTTACAATTCTCTTCAGGTATAAATAAACTTCTGATCCGTGGTCCGAGATCCTTGTTCCTTGCAGGTATCTGCTGTAAGTTTGGATTATTCATACTGAATCTTCCTGTAACAGTCCCGCCACTATCACCACGTAACTGGTTTATCTCTGCATGTATTCTACCTTTTTTAGAATGTTTTAATATTGTATCTAAGAATGTAGTGTGTGCTTTGTTAATCTCTCTTGCTTTTGCAATAGCTTGTACAATATTGTTTGGATGATTGGCTAAAAAGTTTTTTGTAAAACTTGGTGCACCTGTTTTCTCTGTTCTATCATAAGGTAAACCTAACTTGTCAAACACTTTAGCAATAGATCTTGCAGCCCATATCTGTACCTCTTCTTTTGTTTCAGCATAGATACCACCTAACAATCTATTCTCTTCTTCAACCATATTTTGTTTCTCTCTGTGCGCTCTATCTACATCTACACGCACACCTAAAAATCTCATATCAACAAGAACAGGAAACAGCTTAGTCTCCATTTCAAAAATGTTTCCAATATCTTGGTGCATTATTTCTTTTTTAAACTCCTGCCATAGCTCCAATGTCAGTTGGGCGTCACGCTCTGCGTAAGCTCCAACGTACATAGCTGGTAGCTTATACATTTCTGCTTTAGCATCTACACCCCAAGACTTTGCAGCTTCGTATAGTTGTGTTTCGTCCTTACCTTTACCAAGATAATCTCGACCACAACCATTTAAATCATATCTAAATCTATTCTCATCTATCAACGATGCAGCTATCATTGTATCTACAATCGTTCCATTTATCTTCATACCCAATGATCTTAACCAACATACATCATACATTGCATTGTGAAATATTTTTGTAGCTGGTGTATTAAGTTGGTCTTGCAACCATTTTAAAACCATCTTACGATCCATGTTACCACCACCCTCATGAGCAATAGGGTAATATGCACACCAATCGTGTGTTGCTAACGATATACCTACAACATCACCCTCGCCTATAACAGAGCCAGATCCCATTCTTTTGTTTAAGTTTGGATCTTTTGTTTCTAAGTCGACAGCAATCTCATCGTACTTACCCAGATCAGGAAAGTCTGTTGGTGGTATCCACTCTGTTTGTGGTTTAAATATTGGTATCTGCATCATCACCCTCGTGTTTACATTCACCGGCTATTGCCATGTATGCAGCAGCATCAACATAAGTATCTTCTGTTGGTGCACCAAATTTTGTTCTAGCAACTTTTAACAAAGCCATCATCACAGCAGCATCGTGCGCTGTAATTTCTTTATCTAAATATGCTGTCCATAGTTTTGCTATGTTGCAATGATTTCTTATTTTATCTCCGTAGGTTTTTGCTCTGGGTCCAGCAATTAATTCTTTTGCTAATTGTAACGCTTGTTCTGTTTTCATATTTTGTATCCTTTATAATTATCTTTTGGTCTAATGATATGTAAATGAGTTTTAGTTCTAGTTGCACCAACATAGAATAATCTATTCTCATCATCAGGGTTGAGTTCGTAGTTTCTTAATGTGTTTCTTGATAGATCTGTCAGGAGAACTACGTTATCCTGCTCACCACCTTTTACTCCGTGTATTGTTGATAAAACAATTCTTGGAGTAGAATTTAATTTTTCACCATTTTCTCTCATACGTCTAATGTATCTAACTTTCTTTTGTGGGGCTTCATCAAAAGCATTGTACCACACATCCTCTGTCTGCAAACCCCTGTTACTACGTAAGTCTTGCATGCTGTAACTAGAGTCCTTATCTAAATATTTTAATTCTTCTTTTTGAAAATGTTTTGGTGACATGTAAGATGCAATTCTTATAACTTGATCATAATTTATATCCACACCCTTACGCACATTCTCCCAATCATTTATTGCTTTGTACAAGTCATGTTCTTTATTTGTTTTAAATTTGTTCTCATAATACAGTCCCTGCGAGTATAGTTTTTCTTCAATCTCATTTAACATAAACCTAGTTCTAGCCAGCACTAGCCAATTACCTGTTTTCATGTTAACTTGTTCGAAGTCATCATAATATGAAAGTAAACCTCTTTGCGTTTTTGGTCTCCACTCTTTTGGTAATCTATGTTGTATTTTGTTTACTATCTTTGATGCAATATCATGCACAACCTGCGGTATTCGGTATGACTGTGTCAACTGCATCACCTTTCCTGTCTGTGCTATAAAACTATCCACGTCTGCACCCGCCCATCTAAATATAGCTTGATCATCGTCGCCTGCAATAAACGTATCTTGTGTCTTATCCCAAATAGATTTTGCCATACCCCATTGTGTTTGAGACAGATCCTGTGCTTCATCTATAAACACTACGTCGAATCTTGGAGATCTATCCATCTTAACAAACTCTGTAATCATGTCTGTAAAATCAATTAAGTTATAGTCTTTCTTGTACTGTTCTAAATCATGCACAAATTGTTTTAGGTCTTTTACTTTTATATCTTGTGTATGTTCTTTTAAATTGTATTGCTGTTCTGGTGTAATACCTCGTAGTCTTGCTATCTGCACAATACGTAACAAATCACTTTTAGTTGTAAACAAACCAGAGTGTTCGTTATCATACTCATGATAGTCTAATATTAAATGCATCTTTCTACCTAGATCTTCGTAATGTCTCTTCTGCATCACATCATCTTTCTTTATGCCAAGTCTTCTAAATGCTAGTGAGTGTAGTGTTCTAAAGTATGGTAAATCATCTTCACTAAAATTAAATTTAGACATAGCTCTGTCTCTAGCTTCGTACGCAGCTTTTTGTGTAAAAGAGAAGTAACCAATTTTATCAGGATCAGTTTGTTTTAAATACTTATCTACTTCGTTTAATAATGTTGTAGTTTTACCTGTACCAGGTGGACCCAAGACAATAGTTTTCAAAACGCATCCTCCTTTTTAAATACTCTTTCTTTTATTTTCATATCTTCTTTTTCAAATTCTTTTAACTTTATAACAGATATTTTCTTTTTACCTATCGTCATTCTTGCAACCTCACAGTTACAATGTTCGGTAAGTAAAAAATTTGTAACGTCATATTTCTCTGACCACTTATGTCTGTGTAAAAATTTATGGAAAAACTCACCAAATATAAAGTGATGATAGCCACCCTTGTTCCACACGTTACCAGACTCCATGTCTTCTTTTGTTGCACCTTCTGCAGTTCTACTTGTACAATAGTTTTCTAAATGCTGTGATAGTTGTTCTAGTTTAGATGCACCTGCAGGAGCTTCCACTAATTCTGGGTTAGCCATCAAAGCTGTAACCATAATGTCGTAGTCTTTTGGTTTTAGTTTTGGTGGATACTTATGTATTTGATCCATGCATGCTCTCACAAATAGTCTTTGTTCTTGTAATTGTTCTGACTTTAATTCTACTCTTTCTCCATCTACGTTTAGTCTGTAGATTGGTGGATCTAGTTTAACTATTTGTAGATCACTAAGCTGTGGAAATAATAATTGTGTACCAATACCAAACTTTCTTGTCTTACATAATTGTTTATCACAATGATTACACATAGGTTCTTCTGTGCATTTAAAACCGTAATCTTTATTATCTTTCTTTTTTCTTTCTATAATGTCGTCTGTAAGTGGTGTTGCAAAGTATTTATGATTAAATGTGCTTAATTTATTACGCCATTCTTCTGGCCATTTCTTTTTAGCATACACCATATATTGAAATAAAACTCTGTCTCTACCATCTTCTAACTTCTCTCTTGTTAATGATTCTAAGCAAGGTGGACCATCACTAAACTCTGATGGTGGTCTTTGTATTTTTAAGTCTTGTAATTCTTTTGGAGAGATCTTAATTATATTTTGTAAAAAATCTGAAATTGTAACAGCTTTGCCCGCAGTGTCATAGGCATATCTTGTTGTATTTTTGCAATTAAAGTATGGTAAGTTTAAGAAATTTCCTGTATCATCTTGCGATTTTAATTCTATTTGTTTAGGAAACACCTCAGCATTACCAAACCCAAGTATAGCACTTACAGAAATTAATTTATCTCTCATTAATTTTGCAGGCACAGATTCTGTTGTAAATAAAAATATATGTGCGCCACCACTTTTTGATCTACATGTTACCAAAGGTAATTTGTATGTGTTTATTTTTTTAATTATTTCTTTATGATCAAGAGTGTATTTGTCTACGTCAATACAACCCCATCTACATTTATTCTCTTCGTCGATAGGTATAATACCTAGACTAGGTTCAATACCGTTTAAATGATTTTGCCAAAGCTCTTCTGTAACTGGTTCTCTTTTTACAAAGGACTTACCTTTTACTTTAAGTCCATCGGCACCTTTCTTGTCCACATAGGTGCAACCATGCGCTCGCTCTAATCCTGTAAATATCTTTCTAAAATCTTCCATAATATTTTTT